ACCGCCGATCAAGAGCGACGAACGATCAATGACCCGAGTCCCTATTCCGTCAAAGTATGAAATATTTTGAGTCTGAGGTGTAATTCCCAAGACCCATCCGGATTGAATAAACGTCAGTTGAGCATTTCGTTGAGTGCTCACCGTGTATCCGTAGGCGTTTCGCGTTCGGGTATCCGGATTTCTAGGATCCATTCCGTAAAACACGGCACTGAACGTGTCGAGGAAATACACTGTCGTCGTTCCAGTGTAACTAAATGTATTCGACGCTGCATTTCCACTCAGTTGTACAAGGGATGGAAAGTATTGATAAGTCCATAGACCGATGTTATAACTCGAATAATAAATGTTCGATGGAATAGCCTCGAAAGCAACGACGAATTGACCTCCTTGGAGAATATATCCTTTGGGTTGAGCCGGAAGTTCTGACGGCCACGTCGGCCAGCAAAAAAATTTTGATGCATTCGAAACGATCAAGGGTGAATGGGTTGTTTTTAAAGTGATACCTGTAATCAGGTCTCCTTTCCGTGGGATCGTCGCGATACTCGGCATGCCATAAGTTGTCGGATTGTCCATCGGAATTTCATACGTCTCAACGAGAAATGGAGTATGACGTGTATACACAGTCTGGAAATACGTCATACTCGGTGCACCGCTAAGATACACGTCCTGCTCACCGACGGCATACAATAAAATTGCTGCCGCCATCTGATACTAGACAAGTTTTAATTTTCAAGCATTTTCGCCACTCCGTTGTTGAATTCGAGCACTTTGTATCCGTAGTAGTACAGATTTATTGAAAAGTTGGCGGCAATATCGGGAGCGTATTCGGCCAAAAACTGAATCTGAACTTTGCTCGTCGATGCACTAACCTTTTTAAAGTCAATGTAACCACCTTGATTGAATTCCTTTGGAGCGAGCCCAAAACAATAAGCGTTGATACGTTTGCTCGGCACCGAGAGTCCGTGTGTCATAGGTTGATGATACGTGAAGTACGTACCGGTTGCAAACTTGCCAAGAATCAAACGACCGTTGAGGTAAATGTTACAAAAGTCAATAGGATCAAGATAACTTGAGGTCGAACCGTCGTACAACGTAATCGGTATACCTGAAATGTAATATTGATTCGTGTATCCAAACTGATACCTCGATCCAAAGTAATTCGACGACGATTGTTGTTCGTACAATGTCTTTCGAATGAACCATGCTATGAAATTTACCGAGTAATCGCCTGTCAAATTGAAAACCGGAACACCGTTCGTAAATTGAGTCTTTGATTCATTTTGGACGTGATTTACGACGAGCTTTAATGGACGATTCTGGTAATACAAACGTTCCTGATTCGAAAGAATAATCTCCTCGGTAAGGATCCTCGGATTGATAAATTCGATCGGCGGCCCGTAGTTTGTAAACCAAGTCTGTGGTCTGAACGTGAATTGAATGTAAATCTTTTGGTTTGTCAGAGCACACAACGGAAACCCCGGAACTTCAAGTTTCTGACGACCCTTTGTTTCGGAACTATGCCGGCGCGTAAAGAAAAACTCGAGTGGAATGACGAGATCGATTGGCTGACCACCGGGAACATCTTGACCTTCTGGGTATCCACCGTTTATAGCCTTGAGGAGCGCCAACTTTTCATCCGCTTCCAAAAACATTTGGTCAGCGAGAATATACCAATCGTCGGTCAACTTTTCAATCACTTGGTTTTCAATCTGAAACTCAACCTTTTCAAAAATGGCTCGACCGATCGGATTTGTCCATGCGGCGTTCATAATTGGCGGGAGCGTCAACGCGAGATATACATTCGTGAGTATATCGCCGTACTCTTTTGGATTTATTTCGAAACGAACCGTCTTTCCTATATAAGCCGTCGCATTCATAAGAGTCGAACGATGATACTGTGCAAAACGAGTGTGTTGCTGGTACGACGGTATAAATTTACAGTCGTTTGAAAAAATAAACGGATGTTGTGGACCTATCGCCGCGAGTGCCATGATAGCACCTGTGCCGGCACCACGATCCGTTACCGTCGTGTACTCGTTGGTTCCTTCGCTCGTCGCCACGTTCGAGTCGAGGTCGCGAAGCGGTGCCTCGTCGCCAAGAATCTTCGAACCGTCATAAAGCCGAGGGTCATAAAGACCAAACGTCGTCGTCGCGTTCGCTGTGTTCGCCGTGACGCCCGTCGGGGGTGACAGCGTCAGACGCACGATCGAGCTCGGTACATTGACCGCGTTCGGTGCGTCCGCATACACCACCGCATTCGAGACGTACGGAAACGAAATGGCCGGCGGACCCGGATTCACAACAACGTCACCGTAGACGTTCGAGTTGTACGTCTGGATGTACACGTTGCCCGTGATGCCTGGCAAGTCCGAAACCGTCCAGCCGTTTGAAATTGGAAGCTTCGTCTCTTCGGTCAGGTAGACCATGAACGACCCGTCGGCTTTGCTCGACGGGCCATAAAATCCCCGAATCGAAACGACACCGGGCGTCGTGGACGCCATCTACAATGCGCGCAGATTTTGTTCCCACAGATCCGCCACGCTCGATCCTTCGAGCTCTGTGAGCTCGCGCTGGTACTCCTGGATTCGACCGCGAAGCTTCGTCACCTCGTCGCGTGTATACTCGTACGTCTTCGTGTGCAACAGCTCCTTCGGGTAGCCGCGACGCTCCATATCCGTCTCGAGCTCCGTACGATCGCGCCGAAACACGACGAGTCGGTCCTCGATGACATCCGTGATGAAGCGCGCCTTGAGTTCGAGCGTCGCCTTCTCGGCCGCCAGTTTCTTCAGCAGGTGCGCCTTGCGACGTGCATATACCCCGGTACGAATCTCGAGGTAGTCGCACAGGATCTCCTCTGGACTGGCGTATTTTTTGATACCTTTGGGTGTGAGCAAGTACATATTCGACGTATGGACCGTTTTGGTCACCTCGGGCTGCTCTTCGCACCAAACCCGAAAGTGCGGCTTGGTCTCCGTCGAATGATTCTCGTATTTTTGGATCGCCCCCTTCTCGAGTTGGTCATCGAGGTGCTCCTTGTAATCCTGGATCCATTTGCCGGGCGGCAGGTCCGACACGACCCATGCGCTACCCTCCTTCGTAACCACACCCGAGAGTACCCATGTGTGGTCGCCCTTCTTCGTCACCGTCCCCGTAAATCCGTTGAAGTGAGGCACCATCGGAACCATCGCCTCGCCGCGAAACGCCTTGCGAATGTTCGTCACCAGGTCCGAGAGTTTGTACGGCGGGACGTACGACGAAAATCCCGTCCCGATGCCTTCGGCGCCGTTGACGAGCACCATCGGCACAATCGGTGCATACCACTCCGGCTCAACCTGCTGACCATCCTCCTTGACATACTTGAGCACCGGATCGTCACGCGCGTCGAAAATCTTGGACGTCTGCGGTGTCAGGCGCGTAAAAATGTACCGAGCGCTCGCACAATCCTTGCCGCCCATGAGCCGCGTGCCAAACTGACCGCTTGGTTCGAGCAGGTTCAGGTTGTTCGAGCCGACGAAATTCTGCGCCAGACCGACGATCGTTCCTTGGAGACTCGCCTCGCCGTGGTGGTATGCGGTGTGCTCGGCGACGTAGCCGGCCAACTGCGCCACCTTCATGTCCGACGTTAGGTTGCGCTTGAGACACGCGTAAATCACCTTGCGCTGACTCGGCTTGAGACCATCCATGAGATGCGGGATGCTTCGGTGAATGTCCTCGGTGCTAAAGTTGGCCATGTCCCGTCGGATGAATTCCGTCACCGGAAGACTCTTCACATTGCCGTACGGCACACCGGGCGGTGGCGACGCCATGTGTCCGACGAGCCATTCCTTGCGCGCGTCAGCCATCGGCTTGGCAAAGGCGAGCGTCATCGATTCGTCCATCTGTTCGTCGCGCTCAAACTTGACCGTCAGGCGATCGATCATCTTGAAGTACTCCTTGGCCTCGGCGCTCGTCGACGTCCCGAGACCCTTGTAGTACTTGATCTGGGTGCTCCGGTTGCCGGACGCGTGATACGCCGCCTCGGTGAAGAACCAATCTTTGCCAGCCTTGATCACGGGCGTCACCATCGCCACGACGAACCCGAGTTGGATCAACTCAGGCCAAAAGTGGTGAATCATGTTCAGGACCAAACCTTTGATATGACTGCCGTCGAGATCCGCATCCGTCATAATCATCAAGCGACCGTACCGGAGCTCCCGAAGCGACGTGTACGTCCGACCGTGCTGCAGCCCGAGAATCTTCTTCAGGTCTGAAAATTCCTGGTTGTCCGTCAACTGCTTCACGCTTGCGTCCCGTACATTCCGTGGCTTTCCGCGCAACGGAAACACACCGTAGGCGTTCCGACCGACGACGCCGAGACCGGCGACCGCGAGCGTCTTGGCCGAGTCACCCTCGGTGACGATGAGTGTACACTCGTGACTCTTGTGAGTCCCGGCCCAGTTGGCGTCGTCGAGCTTCGGAATGCCGAGCACGCGCGACTTTTTGGCACCGTCCGTCTTCTTGAGCTCCTTTTCATTCTTGGCGAGCTGGATCGCCGCCACGTCATCGGCGAGCCCGCACGCCATCACCGCCTTGATGCTCGCCGGCTTGAATGTGTAATCGGTCGTGTCCTTCGTAGTGCATTCCGTCTTGGTCTGACTCGAAAATGTCGGTCGATCGCGCGTCGCCTTCATGAAAACAAACAGCGACGCCTTGATTTGGGCCGGCCGAATCTCCTTGATTGGCAGGGCCGCTACGAGTTGGTTGACGAACCGGTCGACGTGCGTTCCACCTTGGGTCGTCGCGATGCCATTGACATACGAGACGTGCTCAAACTTGCCCGTATCCGTGTGTGCGACCACGATATCTTGGCCGAGCGCAACCGTCACGCCGCCCGTGTGCATCTTGGCGTAATCCTCGAACGACGCCACTTGGATCCGCGAGCCGTTCAGATAGACGTGCGCCTTGGTGCACCAAGCGGCCGCATCCCAAACGCGCCGCTCAATCAGGGTCCGGAAGTCGTTCGGGAAACTCGACACGCCAAACTTTCTCCAATCCGGTACGAATTGGATCTCGACCCCCGACGTCCCTTTGAAATCCTTGATGGTCGGGGGCGTCACGGTCGCCATGTTGTTCGTCCACGTCTGGGTGTACTTTTGACCACCCGAAACGACCGTCACGTGAAATCGATTCGAAAAGACGTTGGTGAGCTTGGCACCGTAGCCGTTTCGGCCACCGGTCGTGCGCTCCTTCGTGTCGTCGTAATTGGACGAGGTGAGCAGGTGGCCAAAGATGAGCTCGGGCAGCCACACCTTCTCCTTGTCGTGCATCTTGATCGGGATGCCGTCGCCGTTGTTCCGGACCGTGATCGACGTGTCATCGAGCGTAACGTCGATCCGGGTCACCTTTTTAGGATGCAGGGTGTGTTGGTCGATCGCATTCACTAGGATCTCGTCAAAAATCTTCAAAAGTCCGGGTGCGAGCGTCACCTGGGCCCGTTCAAAGCGTTCTCCGCTGAGACGCCATGTGTCCACCACATCCGGAACGACCGATCCGATGTACGAATCGGGTCGTTTCAGGATGTGCTCGACGTGCGTGAGCTTTTCATATTCCATCCTAGGATAGTATCGCCATCATTTCCCTAACTTGTGTGGCCGGCCGACCCTTGAGCATCTCGGCCATGCGTTGCCCGAGCCGATCGAGCATCTCGGGCATGTCCAGAAAATCAGCCGCGCGTATCATGTCGGCGAGCGTCTCCCACGATTCGTCGAGCGTGCCCGTCTGCAACCTGTTCAGCGTGTCTGAACGAAACGGGATACGCGGAGCGCCTTCGCACCCGTCTTCAAACATGTCGGAGAGCACCCGGCTTTGGGACGCATCAAAATCGATCGTCTGTTCGTCCGACGTGATCAATTTCATTTGTTTCCTAGAGCTTTTGGTGTTTATTTCACGAAATCTGGGTGGATGAAGATTGTGTGACGGGTCAGGCGGCCCTCGGCGTTCGTCTGTTCGCGAACCACCTTCATGGTTTCAAAGACGTCCATCTTTCGGACGACGCGCGTCCGTGTATTCTCAAAGTGAGCAAAGCCGTACTTGAACAGCCATAAGATCCGAAACTGATCCTTGGCATACTCGGCCCAGAATCCATTTCGGGACCAGCGCGCGAGCGTAATGTCCGGTATCTGTACGCGGCCGTAGATCCCGAGCGCTCTTCGGGTGTCGATGTCGGCGTGCCGTAAAATATGTTTCTTCATAGAGTCTAAACGGTCCTTTTTTCTAGGTTGGCACAGATACGACTATGCTCGTTGCACCGGACAAATTGTTTACAGTTCCGTCGACTCCACGGCATCCGATCGATTGTTTAACCTCTTGGGTCGACGAACCACCGGACGTGTTCACGACCACCTTTATGGGTGCGGACAAATTCAGACTCGTCGGATTTCCGAGTTGAGCCATGGTGTACGTACCTGGCCCGAATGAGAGATTTCCGGGCATAGTCGTGATACGAGAAGGTGTACGACTCGTCGAAGCCGGGCACAGTGATGATTTCCATGTCATGTCGAGCTTCCATTTGTTTTCCGCTAGCCATTTTATATAGGCGTGAGGTATCGTCGTCGCTCTGATGATCCAAAGAGCCCGCTGTTGGTCCGTGTCTGTATTGATGTCGTAATTTTCAGTCGGCACTCGGGCAAATCTCGACGGTAGGATATTATTATAATCGGACTTTAGGACGGAAAACAAAAATTCCCGTACAGACTTGGTCGACTCTGTAATTGTCGCATCGGTAAAATCAGGTACGCCGTCTGAAGTATATGTGATTGTCATTCCACTTCCAAGTTTCTCGACATATTGAATGCTGTAGTACGCTAATTCACGGAGGAACAACCGATCCTTTTCGGGGAGACCTGCTTCACCGTCCGTGTAAGCCTTGCGGAACAGCTCCTCGATCTGAGCATCGGATGTGTATGACACTGTTGGATCCATCGCGGACAAGAGATCATTCGCAGAGGAGTACGTCGAGTTTTTACTCAGTTCGTTCAAGAGAAAGCTCAGGTCGGTAAATGTTGCGAGACCTGCAGTCATGGTATTCGTGAATGGAATCGAATTCGATAGGTCTTGACTCGAAAAAAATTCACGGCTTCTGAGGAACACTACGACTACGAGGCTCAGGCACAACACAATTATCAAAACTTTTGTGTTCATATAGTATACGATGGGAAATTTTCCCAGTTCATTCGATAGCGGGCCGCTCAGCCAACCAGTCCGTGGAGTCTTTACGCATTTCCCGAAGATTTATGACGCTCCGACGTCGTCCTCGACGTCGTCCTCGACGTCGTCCTCGTCGAAAGAAAAATCCGACACGAACTGGTTACCATGGGTAATAATCATAGTTGTTCTCGTCGTCGGAATAACAATCGCGAGCGCTTTTAAAAAGTAGAACGGTATATGAAACATGCCGCACATCTCAATCTCGATCCGTGATCCGGACGACGTCATCAAAACCTCAGTCCACAAACTCGGTCTGCTGGCTGGCTTTGGAATGATCCTGACATTCATGTCGAAGGTTCTGACACAACGTCAGGCGTGCCAGCAAAATGAAACGGTGTGTCTACAAAAGTGAACGAATAGACGTATTCGTCCCGATGGTTGAGCCACGTGGTTGACATTTCACATGG